GCTTCGAGCGCTATCCGTGCAAGTGCTGTGATACTTTTGGTATTGTACACTCACCCGTTAGGACTTTTTAGTCTGTGTTGTTTGCGGCGGGGACTATGCCCTGAAAAACAACGAGAAGCACCCCTGTTGATTAGTCTGACCTGACTTTTCACTTGCAGTTACCTAGGTTGCTAACACACAAAACACCCAAACCCAAACCCCGTACACGTTCACTGTTGATGAGGATATGACATGGCTTGATGATGGTATTGAACAGCGTCTTTTATTAGCACGCGTTCATAACCGCATTGTGTCAGAGCTTGGCTCGACCATAAGTACACCCTCTAGTGACGAGTTTGAAGATTCGGAAGAAGAAGCGTCGTTATTAAATGCCCGCCCCACTGATTTGTGGGGCGAAACGGAAAGTACGACGTGGACTGATGTTGCGTCTGGACAGGACGATTTTGATCGATTGTCTGAATCCAGCGGAGAAGAGTATGCAAGTACTACCTCCGAAATCAATGTTGAGGAAATTGCAGAGCAGGTTGTGGAGACTTTGGTTGATGAAGTTGAACAATCTGCACGTGGCCTTCGTGAATACGTTGTGCCTGATCGTGGTGATGCTGAAAGCTGGGAAGGCTTTGTTAGTTTTTACTTTGATCATCCCGATGAGTATGAGTCTGATGGATATGACTATAACTCTTGGTTTGAACACATTCAAAGTAACAGCAAGCTTTCTTGGATTTATGCTGCGATCTCCCAGTGCCTTTTAAAGCGAAATATTACAGATGAAGAAACCATTGATAAGATTCGTTCTTCTTTGGTTAATTTGATGGAATGCGCTGGGATGATTGCTTATAGTATGAATCGAGCTACGTGTCCAGGAGATGTCGTTATGGCTTTGATTACAGGGTATAAGTTGATTACACAACGAAATGTGTCAACGGACGCCGTGGATGTTGTCGCCCATATCCTCAAATTTGCGAGGAAATACTTTGGCGGATTATCATGGAAGAACCCTATTGCAGGGATCTTTGGTGGAGATGAATCCGACGATGATGACGATACACCACTTGGAAATCAGAACATGACCCGTGTTCATTTGCAATCTGAACCTTTATTAGAGGGTGAAACCTCGTTTGCGAAGTTCAGTTCTTTTACAAAGATGTTCCGTCGGATGGTGACGGATTGGAAGAGTGTTGCAAATAGTAAGCTCGCAAAGAAGATTCGACAAATCATTGTGAATGTTGTGGCTATGGGATGGATGAAAGCATCTAACCTGCCCAATGTTCTGTCGTTTTCTGATTTTGAGATTACGGCGGCAAAAGAGAAGGTCTCAGATGTATCCTTTGTATTCAGCGTTTTTGATGGAGTTTCGTACTTCCTTGAACGCATGGTGCAAAGTGCTAAGATGGGATCTTTTCAGCCGTTTTTCCACAGTGAATCCACATATGCAGCGTGGGCTGATAAGGCTCAAAAGTTGGAACATGAGTCGTTGAAGTTGACCAATCCATTAGCGACTGGTCTCGACGTTCATAAGTACACAAAGGACATTGCAGAATGCATCAATGAAGGTGAATTCATTGTGAAGTGTGCCGATGACAAGTGGGAGAAGAGATTGATTCAATCTACTCTCTTCTCACTCAAAGGAATTCAGACTAATCTTCTGTTGAAGAAGTTTGCACAAGCTACTAGAGCCGTTCCTTATGCGTTGTTGGTGCATGGCACATCCAGTGTTGGCAAATCGAAGTTCATGGAATTGCTCCATTCCACATATGCTGATGCCTATAAGAAAGACAAGAGTGAAAAGTTCAAGTATACTCGTTGTTGGGCAGATGAATTTTGGAGTGGTTTTGACTCTGGTATGTGGTGTTTGATTTTGGATGACATTGCTCTTCTGAATCCTGCAAAGGCTCAGGAAGATAAATCAACCAACATCATTATTCCTGCAATCAATGGTATCGCTTTTGGTCCTCCACAAGCTGATCTCAAGGATAAAGGAATGACCCCAGCACGTTTTGACTTAGTGCTAGCGTCCACCAACACCAAGGATTTGAACTCAGAGATTTTCTTCTCTTGTCCTCTTGCGGTACTTCGTCGATTCAAGATGATTGTTACCTTGACTGTGAAAGAGCAGTATGGACAAGAAGATGCAAAGGAATTTCTGGACCAAGAAAAGGTGCAAGACTGTGATGAAGTTTGGCCTGATTATTGGGATATCACTGTTAGCCGAGCATTGCCATCAAAGCGTGTCGACCAAGCAGGAGTTCATTTCAAGGAAGTGTTCAAGTTTTCCAACATTTACGACTTCATTGAAGCGTACATTACGGACACACGCAACCATTGGAAGTATCAAGAGTTGGATGCAAAGAATACAACGTCACTTAACAATGTGAAATTGTGTGGTGGATGTTGTCGTCCTGAAACAATGTGTCGTTGTATTGGCGCACGCTTGACTCTTGATGATCTGAGTACATCCCAGATGTCGGAGAAATCTGTGAAGACTGATTTGACTGAAAGTCACTACGACAAGATGGATGAAACAGATGAACTGCAAGGTTGGTTCTCTCGTGATGAAGATACAATGACAGATGATGTTACTATTGAAGATGTGAAGATGTTATTCAATGGTGAATATATCCGTATTGGTGGTCTTCGTCGAGAAGAAGGTGAATCATACAAAAGGTTCCGTGCTCGTATTCTCGCCAGAAACACGTTCTTTTTCAAAGTGCACGCAAGTGCTAACAATGGAAGACCGTTGGCGGAGGCAGAAGACAGTGCATATGCAGCATTCTTGACTCGTGATTTTGCAAAGGAAGGTTTTGGTGATTCAGGAGACAGTCTCTCATTTTATGATACTTCATTGTTGTCGGAGGATGAGAAGAGCATGGCTCCAGTTGCTGCGTACTCTCCCTCTGCGATTGCATCGTGTTTGAAGGCGAAATATGCTACTCTGTGCACGTTTGCTTATGCTATTCAACGCCGCTTTGTACTAGGCAAGAATAAGCTCGCACGTGAATTTCAGGCCCAAGTTGGTAAGATGTGTCTTTGGTTTTCGATCCAAGGTTTCAAAACTCGTGTGAAGGAGATTGGAGCCGCTCTTAAGGAGCGTTATGGTGAACCTCTGATGGACACTATCGTGCTGACCCTGGTATCAATTGGAACTTCTATTGCATTCTTCAAAGCTCTGTCGTGGGCATTTGCGCCCCCCAAGGATGATAAGAAGCTGCAAGGTTCTGTTCCAGAACGGGAGTGTGTGAGTAGGGAAATTGGTTCCAAACCAACCCCTCGTTATGATGAAACTCCTAATGTCTGGGCACAGGATGAGATTATGTGTCACAAGGATGATCTAAGCAAAGGTTCTGCTTCACTTGCAAAGGTGAATAAGGAGAGCTTCTGCTTATTGATGGAACGTAATGTGACGCATATCACTGTGCGATACTTTGACCCCAATCATGAGGATGGGACACATATGGTAGCAGAAGGAAATGCCTTCTGTGTTGGTGGTCATGTTTGGATGACAAACAATCATGTGATTCCCATTGGATTTGGTCAGTATGAGATGACAGTTCAGTACGAGAAGGATGCCCCTGTTGGAAAGAATGACAAAAAGACAATACTGGAAAAAGATCTCTACAGAAATGTGGAGAAAGATGTTGTCTTCTTTACTCTGGGTAATGACGCTCGTCGGATTGCAACGGAATTTTTCCCCAAGAATCCATTGAAGGGTGCGACTTTCGCAGGTCGCATTATTTCGAAGGAAAAAGATGGTTCCACGTGTGTCCGTACTATCAATCGTCTCGTGCACCGAACTTGCAACATTGTCAAGTTGAATCAAACCATGGATGGATGGACTGGTGTAGTTGAACAGAAGAAAACCGAATGTGGTGATTGTGGTTCAATCTATATTGGTTTTTCCAATGTTGGTCCCGTTTTGCTTGGTCTGCATCAGACTGGAAATGGTCTGCAGGCTGCTTGTACAGAAATTTTGCACAAGGATGTCACTGATGCTATTGCTCATTTCAAGCTTCCAGTTGTTGATCAAGGCACTTGTCAAAGTGAAGTTTTCACTGGTCTTGGAAAACTGCACCCCCGTAGTCCGTTCAATTATGTTGAAGCAGGACGCGGCACTGTGCTTGGTTCCTACCATCAAGGCTTCATTGCGGAAGGCAAATCGAAGGTTTGTGATAGCTTGATGAAGGAAGAGGCTGAAAAGCATGGTTTTGTACAACGTTGTGGCAAACCTTGTATGTCTGGATGGGAGCCAAAGAGATTGGGAATGATTGATGTCGTTTCACAAACATCTAAGGTTTCACATTCAGATGTGCAGGAATGTGCAGAAGCATTTGCATCGGAGATTCTGTTGAAGCTTGACCCCAAAGATTTGGAAGAGGTGATCATTGTAGATGATATGACCGCAATCAATGGGTTTCCAGGTATCAAATTCTTGGATAAGATGAAGAGAAACACAAGTATGGGTTTCCCCTATCGACGATCGAAGAAATACTATCTCGAGGCACTAGGAGAGTGCGAGGAGTGGTCTGATGCCGTGGATTTCAAAGCTGAAGTGTATCCAGAAATTGATCGAATTTGTCATGCTTATCTCAAGAAAGAACGAGCACATCCTATGTTCGTTTCAGCATTGAAAGATGAGCCAGTCACATTCGCAAAGATCGAAGCAAAGAAAACACGTGTGTTCTCAATGTGCTCAGCTGCTTTTAGCTTTGTTGTGCGTAAGTTTCTGCTGACGTTTATTCGTCTGTTTCAGAAGAATTCGTACATCTTTGAAGGAGCACCAGGCATGAATTGTACTTCGAAGGAATGGGGAGTTCTCTACCGCTATTTGACGCAATTTGGAAAGAAGGCGTGTATTGCGGGAGACTTCTCAAAGTTCGATAAGCACATGGACCCGATTTTCATCCTGTTTGCTTTCGTTGTGATTGCTCGCATCTTGGAAGCTGCTGGATGGCCTCGATGGGCACTAGATGTAGTTGCCTGTATTGCTGAAGATATTGCTTACCCTTTGACTGACTTTTTCGGAGATCTCATAGAGTTCTGGGGGTCCAATCCCTCGGGTCAACCTCTCACTGTGATCATCAATTGTTTGGTGAATTCCTTGTACATGCGGTTTGTCTTTAAGTATGAAGTGGTGGATGGTAAGATTCAACTTATTGACTTCAAGATGTACATTGCTCTGATGACCTATGGTGATGATAATGCTATGAACGTGTGTGAGGCTGTTCGTAACAAGTTCAATCACTGCATCATCCAAGCCCGTTTGGCAACGATTGATGTGGTGTATACCATGGCAGAGAAAGAAGCAAAATCTGTACCATTTCTTGATATTTCTGAGATCTCATTTCTGAAGCGCAAGTGGCGTTGGGATGAAGACATTCAAGAGTGGTGTGCTCCTTTGGATTGGACAAGCTTGGACAAGATGATGACGACTTGGTTGCCATCAAATTTTACTGCTGATGAAGAACATGCTATTGATGTTATTGGCAGCGCCGTGCGTGAGACTTTTCACTATGGCAAACAACCCTTCTTGCATTGGACTGAGCAATTGAAAGAGATTGTGCGTGCATGTAAGTTGGAGTCGTGGGTTCGACCTTCTACGTTTCCTACCTGGGAACAAATGAAGGAACAATGCTACGGCACCGCAGCTGAGGGGATCAGCTGTGTCGCTTAATTGCGATAAGAACATTTCCCCACGTTTTTGTAGTTACTGTGAGTTTATTTGTATTTGCGTTCTTATTTATTCAAGTGTGGACGAAAACGTTTTGTCTACCTGGGCGATCCCCAAAATACCTATTTAGGTACGTGCTTGGTTGGCGCACAAACATCGCAAGAGCTGCAGGTCTATTGTTCTAAGCCTGCTTCTAACACCGAACAACCAACCAAGAAGATGAAAAAGAGTTGTGGGCTCTTCAATCCACTCCATTGGCAGAAGACGTTCCTGAGCAAATGGAAACCAAAGAGAACGTCATGTTTGAGGAAGCAGAAGTTGGTGAAATCGCATCTTACAGTTCATTGACAGATAGTACATTTGATGAAGATGCTGATTCCATTGCTGGTCTTGCCTCGTTTTTGAGCCGTCCTGTCTTGATTCAGGAGGTGAACTGGACAGAAGGAGCTTCTGATGCCCAGTTTCCTACTTATGACATTCACCCATGGCATGCGTACTTTGCGGATTCGAAAATTGCAAACAAAGTGAAGAATTTTGGTCGAATCCATTGCAAACTACATCTCAAGTTTATGTTCAACTCATCACCATTTTATTATGGTGCTCTGAGAGCAACGTATGAACCTCTGAGAGATATGTTGCAGGAGTATAGCAACGCCAAGAACTTGATTCCTGCTAGTCAGATGCCTGGTGTTTACATCATGCCTCAAGGAGAAACTGTTACCGAGATGGAGCTGCCATTCTTGTGTCCGACCAATTGGTTGAACCCCATGAGTGTGTCAGATCTACAGGGAATGGGAACTCTACGCTGGTGGGGATACGTTCCATTGCACAACGTGAACAATGAAGCTACAACGTCAATCAATGTTAGTGTTTACGCTTGGGCGGAGGACGTCACAGTTAGTGGTTTGACTTCGTTGGAGACATTGCAGTCAGAGGCACAGCCCGAGAAAGGGAAAGTGTCTGGGCTGATGTCAAAAGCTGGTCAACTCGCTGGATCTCTATCATCACTTCCTGTGATTGGACAGTATGCAAGCTTGGCATCTGCGGGAGCTAAAGTAGCAGGTTCTGTTGCAGCCGCGTTTGGGCTGTGCAATGAACCAGTAACATCTGATGTTAATCCGATGGCTCCCAAAGCATTCCATGCATTTGCGAATGTCGAGACTTCTATGCCTATAGACAAGCTGTGTATCGATCCCAATAATGTTGTAACGACTGACTTGTCAGTTGCTGGAACTGAAGGGGAAGATCCACTTGCTATGTCTGAACTCCTGAGGGAGTCGTTGCTGGTGTCTCAACAAATTGGTTCATCTGCTACTGCTGGTTATAATGTCCTATCTATCCGTGTGAATCCTGGAGCTGTGTTGTCAGAGAATTTGCACGGTACGAGTAGTGTGGGCTGGTATCATACTCCCCTTGCGTATTACGGACGCTTCTTTGAACTGTGGCGAGGATCATTGATCTATCGTTTTAAGTTTGTGAAGACCAAGTTTCACCAAGGTCGAGTACGTGTAAGTTGGGATCCTGCAAAGGATATCTCGACTGAACCAGATAGTGAAACTGTAACTTTGTCTAAGATTTTCGATCTCAGTGTTGGAGACGAATTTGAATTTGAGGTACCTTACAAGTCCAAGAGAATGTGGAACAGAGTTGCAGCAGTAACACCATACCAAATTAGTGATGGAGCATTTTCATTCGTGGAAACACAGACAAATGGTATACTTTCTTTGAAGGTGCATAACAAGTTGACATCGCCAGTCACCCCATGTAATATCACAGTGTTGATTTATGTGAGGCCTGGAGCAGATTTTCAGTTTGCACAACCGAAGGAGTTGCCATCAATGTCGCTTTGGGATGTCCAATCAGAAGCAGTGCCAGATGGGACAAGGAATAAGACTGGTGAACACATTGCACAGATTACGGTGGGTGAAAATATCCGATCCATTCGGCCATTTCTTCACCGTACTTCTCTCTCTCATGTTCAGCCTGTTGGAAATCCTCATCCTACTGGAACGACTGATGCACTGGGTGCAGGAATCGTTGCTTCGCTGAATCTCCTACCACGACTCCCATTGTGGTTTGGATACAACAGTGACTATGGTTTCAATTGGGCATACAAGATGTTGGATAGTCTCCCACATAAGTCAACAAAGTTCAACGCGAGTGTAACGCATCCGATTTGCTGGGTGTTGAACTGTTTTGCAGGCAACCGTGGGTCTGTGAACATCCAGGTGAACATTCTTGGTGGTTCTGAGAATACAGGAACTCGTATTGAGAGTGCGTCTTTGGAGAGGACAACTCAATCATGTATCCTACATGCAGACAACCAAGATGTGAACCGGGCTAGTCATGTTCTTGAATATGGAGGCTCGTCTCTCGCTAATCTAGCAGCCGCAAATGTACCAGTCTTTGGTGCAACTGTGTTTCCTGCGGGCCAACGAGGGATTACTGTTACTAAGGAAATTACGCAGTCAGCTCTGGCAGCAAATATTCCTCAGTACACTCCATATAGGCTCAACATCACACGACCAGACTATCCATGGGGGATGTTCTCCTTGAGTGGGGACTCCTGGGCTTCGACCATAAGGCTGGATACCATATTCTCTCGAAATAGCTCTACGTCAACTATCACAGGTTGGCCAATAGCTGAGGTTTATTATTCAGCAGGTTCGGACTTTCAACCAGTTTTCTTCACATGTGTCCCACCCATGTTCTCGTATTCTGCTACGATGAACAATGCCGTGGTTCCTGAACAAACTCCAGCATGAATTACCCTATTACGGTAGGGATGGCATCTAAGAGGTACAAAGCTTGTACTCGCCGTTTTGATGAAGCGTGTGCCCTACGAGAAGGGAAAACTCAGGTATGAGAGAATACTGGCGCAAGGTAAGCGCACTAAGACAATCCCAGATAGCTGTTCTGTTAACACAGCCAAAAATCCAAGTGGATCGACCACTTGGTCACGAAAGCCAAAGCAATCGTGCCAGATCATCGCTGATCATTGAAGATATTACTGAAAGTAAGGTTCAACCCAGCGGTGACGCTGGGGGAATTTTCCTGCTGTCGGTATATTTAATGTGAAGCGACTTTCGAGTCGAC